TAGCGATTTGTTACACTTTACAATTAACTGAACGTTTTTCTCGCAGTGAATTTGAGATACATATTACATTAGATAAAAAGCACGATGCAATTGTGTATCTTCTTTTTGTTGACAATCAAGCAATAGGATACTATAATGATGGACGCATTGACTCAAACAATCTTACACACCTTGTTTGTCAAATGCACCATACAGTTACCCTATGCGACAATTAAATAAAATATAAAAAACAGGAGTTAAAATGTCCAATGGAATCATGATCGTCAAGCGTGGCGGTGCAAAAGAATCTCTTAATATCGATAAAATACATTTTGTTGTAGAAGAAGCGTGTAAAGGACTAGCAGGTGTAAGCAGCAGTCAAATTGAAATGAATGCCAATCTACAATTTTATGATGGAATGAGTACCAAAGAAATACAAGAAATTCTAGTACGAAGCGCAAACGATTTGATCTCATTAGAGAATCCCAACTATCAGTATGCGGCTGCAAGATTGTTAAGCTATGGTGTTAACAAAGAAGTGTTTGGTTGCTACGAACCTATTACATTGAAAAAAATGATCGATCTCAATATCGAGCGCGGAGTGTATGATGGTGAAATACTACAGTGGTACACAGACGAAGAAATTGCAACACTGGATAGCTATATTCGTCACAAGCGTGATGAAAACTTTACCTATGCTGGATTAAGACAGGTTGTGGACAAGTATTTGTGCCAAGACCGCAGCAACAATCAACTGTTTGAAACTCCTCAATTTATGTATATGATGATTGCTGCAACATTGTTTGCACAATATTCGCGTGAAACACGTATGCATTACGTAAGGAGATACTACGATGCGACCTCCCTTTTTAAAATCAATATCCCAACGCCCGTTATGGCAGGCGTCAGAACACCTATCCGCCAATTTGCCAGCTGTGTTCTTGTTGACAGCGATGATACCCTTGATAGCATCTTTGCCAGCGATATGGCTATTGGCCGCTATACAGCACAAAGAGCAGGCATCGGAATCAACAGCGGACGTATCCGAGCAGTAAACAGCAAGATCCGTGGCGGCGAAGTAGCACACACAGGTATTGTTCCTTTCCTTAAAAAGTTTGAAAGCACTGTTCGTTGCTGCACACAAAACGGAGTACGTGGCGGAAGTGCCACAGTTCATTTTCCTCTTTGGCACTACGAGATTGAAGACATTCTTGTGTTGAAGAACAACAAAGGCACAGAAGACAATCGTGTACGCAAACTGGATTATTCAATACAATTAAACAAACTCATGTACGAGCGTTTGCTACAAGACGGTGATATTACTCTTTTCTCGCCCCAAGATGTTCCAGGATTGTACGAAGCATTCTACGGCGATCAAGAACGTTTTAAAGAACTCTACGAACAATACGAGCGCAAGACCAGCATCCGTAAAAAGCGTATCTCAGCTATGGATCTATTCAGTGCATTGATCAAAGAACGTGCAGAAACCGGACGCATCTATATTATGAATGTGGACCATGCCAACACTCATAGCAGCTTCAAAGATACAGTTTATATGAGCAACCTCTGCCAAGAGATCACACTTCCTACTAAGCCACTGAATCACATTGACGATCCAGAAGGTGAAATTGCCCTATGCATTCTCAGTGCAATCAACGTTGGCACTATCAAAGATCTAACTGACCTTGAAGAATTATGCGATCTTGCTGTTCGCAGCTTAGAAGAAATTATCGATTATCAACGCTATCCAATTCTTGCAGCAGAAAAATCAACCAAAGCTCGTCGCAGTCTTGGTATTGGATACATTGGTCTAGCACACTATCTTGCCAAAAACCGTGTGCAGTACAGCGATCCAGCTGCATGGAAACTGGTACACGACTTATCAGAAGCGTTCCAGTATTACTTGTTAAAAGCCAGCAACACACTGGCAAAAGAACGTGGTGCATGTGAATACTTCAATCGCACAAAGTACAGTGATGGTATCCTACCAATTGACACCTATAAGAAAGATGTGGATGCAGTTGTAGCCAATGAGCTAAACTACGATTGGGAAGCCCTACGTGCAGATATCAAAACACACGGTCTACGTCACAGCACATTGAGTGCTCAGATGCCCAGCGAATCAAGTTCGGTTGTGTCAAATGCAACCAACGGCATCGAACCGCCACGTGGTTATTTGAGTGTGAAGAAGAGTAAAAAAGGACCGCTCAAGCAGATTGTTCCGCAGTACCAAAGCCTCAAGCAACACTATACTTTGCTGTGGGACATGACCAGCAACGACGGTTATATCAAAGTAGTGGCTGTGATGCAAAAGTTCTTTGATCAAGCTATCTCAGGCAACTGGAGTTACAATCCAACACAGTATCCTAACAACGAAGTGCCGATGAGTGTGATGTTGCAGGACATGTTGATGACATACAAACTTGGATGGAAGACCAGTTACTATCAGAACACTTATGATTATAAAACTGATCCTAGCGAAATTGAACACGAGAAGCCGCAGATTGTATTGCCAACAGTTTCGTCTGAAGACGATGCTATGTGCGAAGCCTGCGCTATCTAATTTAATAAAACACTTGACATACAGCCCTCTCGGGCTGTATTATTTTTTATACATACACAAAAAAGGATTACCATGTCAAAGACTGTATTCAACCAAGAAAAAGTAGATTTTACCAAACAGCATATGTTCTTTGGCGAAGACCAAAACACCCAGCGTTATGATGTGTTTCGCTTTCCGGTCTTTGATAAGTTGAACCAAACCATGCTGGGATATTTTTGGCGTCCGGAAGAAGTAAGTTTGCAGAAAGATCGTGCAGACTTCCAAAAGTTCCGCCCAGAACAGAAACATATCTTCACAGCCAATTTAAAGTATCAAACACTGTTGGACAGTGTTCAAGGCCGCGGCCCGTGCTTGGCATTCCTTCCGCATGTTAGTATTCCTGAATTGGAAGGTTGCATTGTAACCTGGGACTTCTTTGAGACTATTCACAGCCGCAGCTATACACACATCATGAAGAATGTGTATCCTGATCCTAGCGAAGTATTTGATACTATCCTAGACGATGAAAAGATTATTGCACGAGCAACTAGCGTGACCAAACACTACGATGCATTTAATCACGCAGCTGATGCATACTTCCATCGCGGTGAAGGTAACCTGCATGACGTTAAAAAGAAAATGTATCTTGCAATGATGACTGTGAACATTCTCGAAGGCTTGCGTTTCTATGTAAGCTTTGCTTGTACGTTTGGCTTTGGCGAACTACAGCTCATGGAAGGTTCGGCTAAGATTATCAGTCTTATTGCTCGCGATGAAGCACAGCATCTTGCACTGAGTACTCATGTACTAAAACTTTGGAGTCAGGGCAAAGACGATCCGGAAATGGCACAGGTTGCACGAGAGTGCGAAGCTGAGGTATACGAACTGTGGCGCGAATGTGTTGCTGAAGAAAAAGATTGGGCAGAATATCTATTCAAAGATGGCAGTATGATTGGATTAAACACAACTCTGTTGAATCAATATGTAGAATACATTGCCAATCGTCGTCTTAAAGCATTGGGTTTTGACGCAATCTTTGATCAACCAGTTAACACCAATCCTCTTCCGTGGACACAACATTGGTTGAGCAGTTCTGGCTTGCAGGTTGCTCCTCAAGAAACTGAAGTGGAAAGCTACATCATCGGCGGTATCAAGCAAGATGTAGATAAAAACAGTTTGAAAGGATTTAGCCTATGATAGAGATATGGGGCAAGAATGGATGTAGCTACTGTGACGCAGCAAAAAATCTCTGCGAGATGAGGAAGTATCGATTTGCTTATTACAAACTCGAAGCCGACTTTACTCGAGACGAGCTACTAGAAATGTTTCCCGATGCTAGAACTTTTCCTCAGATCAAGGTTGCCGGCAAACATGTCGGCGGCTACACAGAATTTACAAGATATTTAGAAGAAACTGGTTATAACGGAACAGGACACACACTATGAGAAAACCTAGAAAAACTGGCCAACGGGCCGGTGTTAAAGTAATGGCAAGAAAAGCTATTAAACTTGGAAAGAAACGTAAGAAATGATCATTGAAACTCCGTATAAACAGAACGACACAGTTACATTCAAAACCACAAGCGGCGACGAAGTAATTGCTCGCTTTGTAGAAGAAAACGACAAAACGATTACTGTTACCAAGCCAATGGCATTGATGGCAACACAGCAAGGAATCGGACTTGGGCCTTGGACATTCACTGTTGATCCACAGAGCAAGATTAAACTAAATAAAAGCACACTGGTATTTGTACACAAAACCGAAGACAGTATGGCCAAGCAATATGTGTCAAGTACCAGCGGGTTGACAATGATCTAAGGAGTACACATGCCTTTGATAGCAGTAGAGGGTGATCCTAACACACACAGCGGCGGCGAGCTAATTGCTGCCAATACTGGCACTATTTATATTAATGGTAAAAAGGTAATCGAACACAGTGACCCAGCTAATCCAGACGCATTGT